AGACAGCACGATTGCCATAACTGCCATGCCCGAAACGAAGCTATAAAATACAGTGTCGATATTGTTTAAGATGTGATTCACTTTATCACCCCAAGTCCTTCGTTATTCAGCCTGCGTTCGTAAGGTATTTCTGCAATCTGCTGATTGTTTTATCAAAACGGCTTAATGGCGGAGTATCATCCAGGTCTATTTGATCCTCGTACAAAATTGAGGTGTAGAGTGTTTTGTTCCGGCAAACCTCTACTTCAATCCAATTCACATGGGCCTCGAATCGAACGAAAACCACTCGTTCCGTTTTCGCAGTTATTTCGGCAGCAAGGCGCATGATCTGTGCAACCTTATCTAGCCTTGCTTCTGCTTTTTGTTGTTCGTTCATTCTTGGTGTTTTCATGAAAATACCTCCCCATGTCCTTCATTATTCAAGCTGTCCGTTACCTGTTTTTGATTCTGTGATATTCGTCTAATGGCAAAATCACAAAGTTTTCACCCTTTACTTTACTGCTGACTAGGTACGGGCGATTTGCACCCCATGTACGAAATGGCTTTGTTACAATCAGCCATGCAAGTTTATAAAACAAGTTTTCATCCTCCTAAGTCCTTCGTTATTCAAGCTGTCCGCTATGCAGATTTCTTAACATTTAAGTTTTGAATTTCCGATTTCACAAAATTAAACCAATCCATCAGACATTTAAATTCGTTCATGTGTCCGTAGCTTAGTGCTAAAATAACATCGAAGTCATACCAAGAGGACAATGTTTCATGTTCCTTCTCAGGATCAGCAGTGTAGTCGCATTCCGTGAAATATTCCTCGCCGTCATCATCTACTGCCGGGATTTCATCGTTTGCACAATACACATAATCTTGTGTTCCCTCTTCGTAGCAGCCGCCTTCCAATTCAAGAGTAGCCTTTCCGCATTTCGGGCAAACTTTGGCGGCGTCAATTACTGTTTGAATCTCTAATTGATTTAAGCACCATATACGAGCGTATGAAATTGGAATACGAGTTAGCTTTGCGTATTTAATCGGATCATTATAAATGCTCATTCCAAACCCTCCTCAAGTCCTTCAGTATTCAGTCGGTGTTCATCCCTCGAACGGTTTAAATTCTTCTCCAACCAGCTTGCACAGATCCTCAAGCGCGGCATCGTATCCGTAGTGAAGGCTTACAATACGATCTCCATATTGCTCGCGCTGGAAATACAGATTCTTGATTAATTCTTTGATCTTCTCTTCCATGTTCATTCCTCCCCCATGTGCTTTAATATTCATTTTGATACATAACCATTAGACTGCCTCTCTGTTCAAAGCACCTAATCGTTCGAGCGATAGTTCGATATGCTCCAGTGTCACTTTTGCAGCAAGGATATCGTCCACTTCACGATTGTTAGCAGTTAAATACAGTACTGCGGTTTCGGCTTGCTCCTTAGCCTTGCAAAGTGTCTTAATCAAAGAATCTTTACGGCTTTGATCATGTTTATTCATTGTTTTTCCCGTCTCCTCTTCGAGTTCTCAGCTATCAGCTGGATTAAGCATCATTTTGTTGCGAGAAGCGTTTAGCGTAAGTGCGCCCCACCTTCGCTTGCCGCCGCCACCCAGCAGTTAGGTATAATGAACACCGGCTGATTATTTTCATTTAGTGACACATTCTCCAGAACTCCGATTATCTTAAGGCTGTTTGCAATCTTCCTTATGACTTCTCGCCGCCGCACAGAGAAGGCATAATCTTGAATGGTGTGCAATTCTTTTCTGTACCCTTTCGCCATGTACTCCTTTACGTAGGTGTACCGCTTGCCTTCGATAAATAGGAGCTTTGCTATGGTCTTTTCGTGGAGATTATCAACATTCTCAATGATGCTACTCACTACGTTTGTGATCCATCCGTAAAACAAGTACTTTTCTTGCTGACCGTGAGCCACTTGCACGTTCTCATAATCACGGATTACGCGGTTCATGTCCTTGAATTTACTGAGAATGTACTTAGTTTTCTTGATATCCTCGTCCGAAGCATCTTCGTACAAGGAGAGTTGGATATCGCCTTGCATTGATGCATCCCCTTTCCGATCAGGATCCAAACCCAAGCTTAATTAACATTAGGTTCAGCTCAATTTTACTGACATTCAGGATCCTGGCTAACGATCGGCGTGGAGTTTTACTGGCCAGTTCCTTTATTTGCATCGCCAACTGTTCAGGAACCTCGATATCTATATCCCCTTTGCTGTTTCTGGACGTGGTAACGTCTCCAAGGCTAGCCTCGATATAATTGGAGATGAGTGGAGTCATTTTGTCATTTCCGATAGAAATGGCTCCAACATCATGTGATCGGTTTACTGTTTGATGAACAACTTGTCTGCATTTTCCTAATTCTTTATGGATGTCGCTTATTGAGGCGCCTTGTTTTATTAATTCAAAAACATCGGCCTCTAGCTCTGTTAATAACACGGCTCTATTCCCACCTTGAATTTAATTATTTCCTCTTAATCGCCAATATTGATCGGCTTTACACGCATGATTCCTTCTTGATCTACATACATTTCCGCCTGATTTGGATCGTTTTCTTTGTTGTCCGTTTCTCGCGGAATAAGGTTCGAAAGATAAGCATTCAATGATTTTTTCATATTTGGATTTGCGCTCCTTGTTATGATGTTGTTCGGTACGGTAATAAAATATGGACATTATCCGAAGGGGCCTCGATCGGACTTAGACGAAAGGGGGTTTCCCTACCGGTCAATCCTACTTCAATATGACTGGATTGAATTGCTACTAGCGCATCCAGGGCGTACTTAGCATTAAAAGCAAGTTTTAGTGGATCGCCGGTGAATTTTTCAATAGAAACTGATTCGGAAAATATGTTGCCGTCATATTCGCAATATACTTCGGCTTCTTCAGATGTCACAGACAGCCGAATGATATTCACTTTAGCATCAGCAATAATCAAAGCTCTTTTGATGGTTTGCATCAATTTGATCGTATCGATGGTAAACGTTGTACGAAAATTCAATTGACTGACAAGTCGATCGGGATCTGGATAAGTTCCGCTTAAAACTCTTGTCGTGAATACGAAATGAGTTGTACTCACTGTAAAATAATTATCCGAGGATGAAATGTTCACAAGTTCGTTGGGATCGATTAGTTTACAAAGCTTGTCACAACTTGACGCCGGTATAACAACCTTGAAGTCTCCTTCCGCACCCGAAACCTGATCATTTATTAGCGCAGCTCTATGACGATCTGTGGCTCGTGCTTGAATCTGCTGGTCCGCAAGAGTTAACGCGACTCCTTTAAGAATTGGTGTATGCTCTTTTGTTGCCGTCGCATAAGATGATTTCTGAATAATCTCGACCAACTTGACACCATCAATACACAATGATTTTCCGAGATGATTAGGGAATTGGGGGTATTCATCGCCTTCTAAACCGCTTAGCTCTAGTTTTGTCTTACCACTTTGTATGATCGCCTTTAAGCCGGTAACGCTGATCGAAATTTCTCCGTCCAAGCTTTTAATCATCTCTGCAAATTTCTTGGCGGGAAGTGCAACGGATCCTGGCGATGTGATCATAAGGTCGCCGGCAGCAATAATTGTTTTTAAATACATTTCACCGTTTCCACCGATAAGCGTTAAGCCGTTGGCGTCTACGGATACGAGTAGATGCTCTAGTATCGGCATTACTTTACTCCCAACCAAGCTAACACACTCCTGGACAGGTAGTGCTAATATTGATGTGTGTATAGTGAATTTCAAGGTTGCTGCCTCCATAATTCGGTCTCAATAAAAAGTTTTTGGACATAGCTGCTGCGAGTTATCGGGCTAATTGCTCCTGTACGCTTGTCCGCTCTGTATTCGTTGACTTTCCATTGCATTTTGAAAGGATTAAAAGGTTTGTTCTTTTCCTCACTTTTCACGTGTACTTGACTCCTTCTGGCCTGAATTCCAGGCTACCGTCATGCCGGCATCCTCATAGCGCATTTGCTCATATTCCCACTTGATCTCGGCCTTCATAGCCTTACAACAAGCCTCCGCGTCAAACTCCCAATCTCTTTCCATGATTAATCCTCCCGCAGCCTGTAGTTAAGGCTCTTGTCACCTTGAATTGTGACTCTGAATTCTTTGCACATTTCATTGATCCGACTTCCTAAAGCTTCGTCAATGTCACACATTTGGCTGATGGTCAGCTCGCTTGAAATTAAAGTCGGCAGTTGTTCTAAGTAACGATGGTTAATGACTTCGAAAATTTTCTTGATTTCAAATGTCGAAGGCTCGGCTGGAGGTTTAAACAGATCATCTAGCAGTAAGACTGGGACAGTTTTAAGTTTTTCAAACCGTAACTTGTTGACGTCCTCTTTTTTAAGATCGTTTTTAATTTCTTCCATGCCTTCAACATAGGGAAAGTAAAAAACGTCTTCTCCCTTATCCAACAGCTCGTTGGCAATTGCCATTAACAGGTGAGTTTTCCCACATCCTGGTCTGCCGAGAAGACAAATGCCGTTCGCTGGAGTCTTTCGTATTTCTTCAAACTTTGTGAAATATATGCGTGCATACCTAAAGGCCGTTCGGACGATGTCGCTTAGATTCTCATAATTAAAGCAATCAAATGTCTTTTTGCGGAACTTTAAAGTGATTTGACTCGATTTCAAGCGAAAGTCGACACGTGCCTGCTCGCGCTCCAATTCTCGTCGTTTGGAACACTCTTCACATGGTTTCCAGTGATCCATGGGAATTTCAACATTCTCCCCTCTTACTGTTTGAACTGTTGGTGCCTTCACTAAAGTTCCACCCTCATCTTTGCAGAATGAGCATTTATACGTCCCATTTGCTTGGGTGTGCAACGGATTCTCCTTGTGTTTTCGCGCTCGTTCCTTTATTTCTTCCAGGTCTAGTCCGGTCATTGCTTGTTTGAGACTTAACACGCGAATCACCTCCCGCCTGTTTTTGATATTCTAAGTTCAATTTAGCTTCAGCTCGAGAGGAAATCCCTTTCTCTCGCCAACTCTCTGAGATTGACTTGAAATACTTAAGATTCGGCTTTGCAGAACTTTCTCCAGCTTCGCGCATAGCCTCTTTGATGAATTCCTCTGACAATCCAGCTTTCATGAGTTGCGTTACATATTCAGCCATCATGCCGCTCATCATTGGCGTGTTGAACACCTTTAAATGTACTTCGTGAACCGTTTCTGATTCATCGTCGACATTATTTATAGCAGTAGGAGATATAAGATCTAATTCTATTTCTTCTTCTCCTTCTATTGCGTGACTAGCTGTGACTTTTGCTGTGACGTCACGTGACATGTCACGTGACTCTACGAGGAGATGGTTTTTCTTTCGCTCTCTCTCATTCTGTTTTCGCTTTTTGTTTTGTTCCTTAATCTTCTCTAGTCCGTCAATGTTCTGGTGCTTCTCCCAATTTGAAACGAGTATAGCGTGACCGTACTCGATCATTCCTAGACGAACAAAGGTTTCAATAGCATATCGAATGGTGTTTATGGGCTTGCGGAATTTGTTAGCAATCATAGCGTCATCGTAGGGGATATTTTCGGTCAACATCACCCATCCGGATGCATTGGCCTTCCCTGCTAGAAGAAGCAGTCTGACCCATATTAAAATTACGGTGTCACCATCTGGTAAACTGCTTATATAATCGATCTTTTCATCCTCGAACATATCCGTCGTTATCTTGATCCACTTTATTTCTGCCATGCTTTAATGCTCCTGTTCCACTTCGTGTTGTCTGATCTGATATAAGACAGCAAGCTGCGGGAGTAATGCTTCCTGATACTCTTTCTTCTGCCTTTGTGCTTTTACGGCAAGTACGAGGTGCTTTTTAGCCTCTTGCGGCTTATCGCGCTCGTATAGAAGGTAGGCCGCGCCAATCATTGCCTGCGAAATCATTTCAAGCTCGTGGTCATCAACATGAAATGGTGTCGTGTTTTCCAAAAGCTATCAGTCCTTTTAATGATATTTTAAATATCATTCCTTATATGCTTTTTTAGCAAAATTTAAGAATACCTATTCTTCAGCGATATTGACAATATCACTTTTTAGCTATTATAATTACAGTTAGTTTGGTTTGTTTAATTCTTCATTAGCTTGTTGGTAAATATCAGGAACCAGGTCCTCAACTGGTTTTTTTAACACAATTGATAATTTAGCAAGTACTAATGCACTCGGATTGACTTCTCCTTTCTTAATTTTTCTAATATGTACTTCGGAGACTCCGATCTTTTCAGCAAGTTCCCCTTGGGTTATTGGCAATTTGCGGACGGAATCAGTCAATTCTTGTCTTATAATATCGATTCACCTCCGTTTGTGTATCATTATATTTGATATTGCCAATATCAGTCAATATGTAATTAAAAATATCATTTTGGAGTGCTTAATTATGATCGGTGACCGAATTAAAGCTTTGCGGAAACAAACCCCATATACCCAGGAAGATGTCGCTAAAAAGCTTGGTATGGGCCGAGCAAATTATTCACATATAGAAAACAATGTGAATACTCCAAAGTCAGGCACACTGAATGCCATTGCCTCTCTGTTCGGGGTTACTGCAGATTACTTGCTGGGGAGAACAGATGACCCTCAAGAGGTATTGACTCCTAAACTTACTGTGGAACAAAACGTTGAAATAAATGAACTTATGGAAGAATCGTATGCTCAACTTAAACAAGATAATTTCTCGCACGTCGATATCGTTCGTATACAAAACAGTATAATGAAGACTTACTATGATTTAGCAAGTAGAGCAAAAAAAGACTCAGGAGATTAAAAAATCTTCTTGAGTCTTTTTTTGCGCATATTATATCTCATATATTAGAATTTGTAAACAAAAATACGCGTTGATATGCATGTGTCGACTGATACACTTTTCCTATATATAATGCAAATATATGGTTTAATTCGCATGTCAATGAAATATATATGCAAAGTGAATGCAAAAAAAAGTGCATAACAATGAAATACTATATAATACTTAATGGTCGCCAAAAAGAGAGCCATTTCCACCGCACTTGATAACCCAATTGTGATATAATCTTTAATGTGATTAAATACGAACACATGTTCGAAATTTTATACTCAGAAAGGTTTGTTGAAATGATTCATACAGACACTCAAAATCCATACGAAGAAGCTGAGAAATTGGGTATTCACATCAGGTTTGACACTATAGCACCACCATGTGCCGGCTACTATATGAGCACTGATTTGGGGAGGGTAATTATTATTGATGATGAGGTTCAGGATAGATTGGCCATTTATAGCCAGTTGCTTGGATATGCAAAAAATGACGAATACAAATTTTTGGCGGTACAGTTGTAATATCCATCAGAATATACTAATAGGGGGCTTCCGGTTATGAAAAATCATACTGAAATCATGCAGACCTTTTACCGGCTTCACCAAGAAAAGCGAGAGATCGAGGAGAGTTTGTCTGAATCGCCAACGGATACAAACCTCCTTGATCGGAGGAATATCATCCTAAATAATCTGTCAGGATTGTCTCGAGATATACGTATCAAATTCGACGCGCTATTCACTTATTCTAGAACCGCAAAAGACTAGTTTTCACTCGGGAATTATCCTCTCGAATTAAAACTAGTCTTCTCTCAACAAGTGACTGTATTTTTCTGAATTGAGTCTATAATAATTATTGGACATAATGGCGAAGTTCTTCTTGCTGTCATCAAAATAAATTCTGTATTCTCCGCGATACAACCGCAAATGGTCAATCTTTTTAACATTCACCAAATTTACTGGATCGACTTGAACAAAACCCTGTTCTTCCAACAGTTGATTATATCCGTCGAGGGTTGATATTTGATGAACATATTTATCAGGACCTAAATAAAGAGCTGGATGACTATATGACCGGCTATTTGGGTTTTTAACATAATACACATCCTTACTCAGATTAATATGTTTGACTGTTGTTTTCCCGTCATCCATACATAATGTACTGACTATGAGATCAGCAACAAGTCTCTCGTTTTTGAGTTCATCTAAGCTCCTATCCCCGATTACTTTCATTGCACTATTAGACAAGAAAATAGGCAAGATATTACTTGGATATCCTTCCAGGTGAGCTTGCCCCGTAACTGTAACTCTTGATCTAAGTGGATGTGTAGAAACGAATAAATCCAATCCAGTAATTTTTTGAATGTTAATGATTTCAGACTTATTACTAGTAAGATAGCCTATACGATCACTCAAGCGCTTGAACTCTTTGAAAGAAATCAATTTATTATATCTTCCCGAATCTGTGAGGAAGACGGGGACTCTTGACTTATCAACACTTATTGCCCACACGTCTTCCAGCAGATCGAAGCCTTTAACTACGTAATCATCCTCTTGATTTACCCCTACTTCATACATGTTGAATCATCACACGCTTACTTTTTGATTTTTGTTTCTTTTGGTTTGCCGAACCACTCTTTTAGAATGACAGCACCGCCAGCAACGGCAGATCTAGTAGTTTCACCCTCTACTTTTGCATCAACAAACTTTGCGATTTGATTTTTCATGTTTTCACCTCCTTACTGGAATTAACGAAATTGATTGAGCCAAGAATGTGAGTGTAACAGTATTGTTCCCGATAATCAAACTAGCAAGGACTAGCACAACTGACATCAACTTTTTGAATCTCTTATGCCGATCATGCCCAAGGCCATTTGTGGAGAATAATCCATTCAATAATAGGCTGAGTACATTAATGATCAAAACAACAGTCGGCGTAAAAGTTAAATGCGGGATGACTGAAAATAGCAAAATGGATACTATCGCACAACTTGTCAATGTAGGCATGTGCCCTCCACCCGACATGCTTCGTAAAATTATGAAAGATAATAGTGCGATTCCTGTATTGAAAAACTCTCCCGTAGCAGCTCCTATAATCAGGGAAACAATTGGAACAATATAAAAATTGATACGGCCTGCTATGAAATAACGAATATCGTCAACATCTGATTGAATCTCTGGAATATGCTTTTTAAGCATACATGCCAACTTGAAAGAAATGTGTTCAATTGGATCGGCAATCATTACTGCATGTCCCTTCGATAACCCAAGTAAATTAGAATAATGAATCCTATAAGAATCAGGGGAATTACTTGAAACAGTTTATAATCGAGAACCAGTGTGAAGCATACAAAGGATATTATTCCAACAATCGCTGTAGCTATCATGATGTTACGGTCTTTTTTTGTCATTACTGCTTTAATAATAAAATCATGAGGCGGTCGGATGATAAATTTAAATCCAAACCCTGTGTAGTGCAACAGGTAAGCTATTAAAAATGCCGCGATGATCTGAGTTATTTGAATAGATACCGGAGCAATATCGCCAGAATCTATTTGGAAAGCACCAAGTTTCGAGTATATCGTATAAACTATGAAACTTAGTGCCCCATATCCGAAGTATGTAAGACTTACAATGAATGCCCTCCACACCCTGATCTTTATTAGATACCGCAAGAAAATGATGTACAAGGGCCAATGTAGAACAATGTCCAAAATCGATGGAAGCTTCAGAACCTCCCTTAACACAAATGAAAGTAAAGAAACCGCTACAGAGATAATTGATATCTCGGTCAGGTACTCCTTATACGGAAGCCTGAAAGTCTTGTACATCAACGCGAATAATGCAAATACATCTAATATTCCCAGGACAATATTTACTGCAGCATTCATGCTTAATCCCCTTTTATTAAGTAATGGTTTAATTTTACTTTAGGTTTCATTGTAGATACAATGAAAATATTGAAAGGGGAAGCATTTCATAAATGGATACGTATAGCCTTGGCCGATGCCTGCTGCCAGAGCGATTACGGGAGGCTAATAAGAAGCAACGAGACATTGTGAGGGATTTAGGTTACGATAAAGCCCTTGTATCCAAATGGTGCCATAGTAAAAAGGTCATGGATAGTGAGTCTCTCATAAACGTATCTAAATATCTTGATTGTCATCCTTACACAATGTATGAGTTGCTTATTGATCGAAAGCCTTCTGATGCTCAAAGCAAATTAGGCAAGTAGTGTTTAGCTACTTGCGGCCTGGCTTATAAGTAGTACGATCGTACTACTTATACGTAAAAATTTAACACATCCAACTCTCAATGTCATTGTATTTATTTACTACTCATAGTACAGATAATTAAATACATATGTACATACATACACATGTACATATGTACATTTTACTGTATAACTGTATTCCTGTAAACATTGTTTTTAACTATGGTTTTATGTTATGATATGTACATACATACAGTTGTACAGTAATACAGTTTGACTCTGAAACCCCATTAACGAGAATAGGAGTTGATTCAAGAAAATGGCCGTAACAATTTCATTTGGAATTCAAAAAGGCGGTGTCGGTAAGACTACTTCCTGTGCAATTACAGCACATATGCTTTCAGAAAACGCTAGGGTTCTTGCTGTTGATTTTGATAGCCAAGGTAATTTAACTGAATTTTTGACTAGAAGAGACATCTATGATTTCACCGGTAAAACAATACTGGAAGCTATTAAAGACAAAGATCCTAGACCGTACATTATTAATGTTAAGGATAATTTAGATTTGTTGCCTGCTGAAGATATTCTTGCCACTTTTTCTAGGTGGCTATATAGAGAGCAGCGCGGTGATGTTAATATAACTCTGAAGAAAACGCTGGCATCAGTTAAAGATGATTATGATTATATCTTGATTGACTTACCACCAAATCTCGGTGACCAAACTATTAACGGTCTTACTGCAAGCGATTATGCGGTTGTTATCTTACAAAGTGAGCCGTTCTGTTACTCTGCATTGGAGAGATACCTGGAGTTGCTAACGGTGGTTAAAGAAAAAACCAACGATAATATCTCTTTGGCCGGCATCTTAGTTGCTATGAGCGATCGACGTGCAGGAATAGACAATTCTATTGTAGAGAAGGCCAAGGAGGAATATGGAGATTTTGTTTTTAATTCGATCATAAAGAGACGCAGCAGAATAAAAGAGTTCGTACTCGAGGGAATTACTGATAGTACCAAGTCAGACAAGGAAGTTCTGGAACCTTATTCTTTATTTGTCGAGGAGCTGAAAAAACGTGTCCACCCCGAAACAAGAGAAGTTTAAAAATTTAATGAGGTCGCCTTCTGGATCGACGGAAGTGAAAGAGGATTTAATGACTAATCCTTCAAATGCCGATTCGCCAGCTAGTCAATTTGTTCAGATTATCGGCAAGAAAAAAGCTACTTTTGAACTGGATGCTGAATTACATCACTGGCTAAAGCTTCATTGCGTTCGGATAAATAAAAAAATGGTTGATGTTATTGAAGAACTTCTCAAAGAATACAGAGACAATGAGGAAAAGGACCGCCGCTAACACTGCGGTCTTTATGTTTAACTGTATAACTGTACATATGTACAACCATACAGATGTACATACAGATGTACAACCATACATACATTAATACAGTTAACTGTACATAGCTCTGTAATTTCAAAATATGTCTTGCAAAATCTAGTGAATCATGCAAAAATAAAAGTTGTTAATAAGTTAATATTTGGTACGAATGTTATCCACAAAATAAATAACCCCTTACCAACAATTAAGAGGTTATCAACAAATAAAATTGAAAAAAGCACCCGAACCATCTTTTAGATGCCCTGAAGTTTGGCGACCAAGGAAGCATCTAAAAGAGCCAAGAGTGCTCTTTCCGTTCATATGATGTTGTGTTTATTTTATCATAACTTCAAAAAAGAACGCAAGAGTTAACTCTTACTTAGGTGATGCCTTTTTTTGGTAAATCTGAGAGGAGTTTTTTTATTATGTCAACTAAAGAAAAAGTGTTCCAATTCCTTAAGTCCTTAATTGATAAATACGGTGAAGCATTCCCGAGCTTTCCAACGATCGCTAAGGTCGCTGGCTGTTCGTCACGTTACGCTACTGATATGGTCAAGCAATTGGAGGAGGAGGGGCGCATCCGTAAGGAGCATCGTTTTGTAGAAGAAAATGGGATGAAACGCCAGCTATCTAACCGGTATGAGATTATTGGGCAAATCGCTACAAATCGAGAAGAAGAACCACTACAAGAAGAAGCCCTGAAAAAGACAGAAGAACAGCCGAGTTCACCCTATATAAAAGCTTTTAAAAGTCCTTTAAAAAATTCTTTTATAAAACCTTTTACTGATGATGATATAAATATACATTACCGCCATCGCGAATTTTTTGAAGTCGCCCAGGAATGGGGTCTTCCTAGTGAAATTGCAAATGAAATATTCGTTCACATCAAAGACATTTTGCCTAAAATGCGAGGGTGGGGAGCGTTATATTGGTCATTAAACCGTCTTAAAGAATTTTCTAATACTATCAGCAGTATTGGTCCGTGGTTCGAATCTACGCTAAGAAAACGTGATTTAATGCTTAGGATGAAATAGATGAGAGCTCCTCATTTCAGCCAGCTGCCTCCAACTCAGGGAAGGCGTATTTACCTTTGATGTCCTGTTTGGTAAATTGAAATGAATTTCTCTAAAGCATGAGCTCTGGATGTAACTCCGAGTTTCTCGTATATTTTCCTGAGGTAGTTGTCAACGGTGCGTTTGCTCATAAAGATCGCATCAGCTATTTTTTCGTGAGTAGCACCATCGACAAGCATGTTCATTATATTTATTTCATCTTTGGTTAAACGTCCTAATTCCATAGTCTTGTCTTGTACTGTTTGAGTTCTTTTGAATAAAGATGTCGGGATTGCTGTGTGATTATCTAGAACCATAGATATTGTATTTTTTAAAGTTGTTGAACTTGCTTCTTTGCTGAGAATGCCTTCAACACCTATAGTTACAAATGTATTATAGAGTTCAAACATATCAAAACCAGTTAATATAATGATTTTGATTTCAGGAAATTCCGCCTTAATGATCTTGGCCACTTCAGAGCCGTGCTGATCAGGGAGCAGATAGTCTAGTATGATAAGATCTGGTTTAAATTTCTTCAGCATGGTCATGCCTTGCTGAGCGTTTCTCGCTATGCCTACAGATACGATTCCTGGTATTTCTTTTATGATACCTTCTGTAGCCATCGAGAATAATGGATGGTCATCTACAATTAAAATTTTTGTTTTGTCTACCATTGGTATGCATTCCCTCGTTTAAGGTTTTATTAACAGACTCTATTTTCTCACTAACTTAGTTTTTCGTCTAGGGCTTGTAAAATGGAATAAAAAAAGGCGCCCTCAAATGGAGCACTAGTCCTTGCCCAGAAAAGTCAACTTACCATGTTTATTTTGAGATTTTTATTGAGTGCCTCCTTGGTGGAACATACATAAAACCCGAATCGTACCACACTAAGTAATCTCCATCCATTCTTGTTACAATTTCAGCCCCAGTAAATAGCTTGAACTTAATGTAACATTTGAAGAGAAAGCCAATAATATCGTTTTTTCGTAGGTTCGTTTTCTTTCGATCGCGCTCCTGTTTCAGATCGGAGCGAGCTTCTAGAAAAGCACGCTTTACTTCTAAAACTTCCTCTGCGGACAAGTTGCTCATATGAGCACGCATTATATTCCAGTGTTCATCAGAAAAAGGTTTTATATTTCTCTTCATGATTTACGCTCCTATTCATTTTGTTTCTAAATACATCATCAGCATATCGACGATAATATCAAGTTCATTGTCCGTATACTGTTCAAGACGGACGGAAAGCTGCTGTTTAATAAAAATCTTTTTTTCTTCTCTGCTCATGTACGTACTCCTATCTTTTCAATAAGTTTCGAGAAGAGGTCAGGGAAGGTGCGGCCACCTCCCTTAGCTGACCGCTGTTCTCAACCTATTCTCCATATATTTTCTTGACTTCGTCTAGGCTCAAAACTGACTTCGGCTTACCCTCATAGCGCTCTAGGGCTTTCCACCAAACCCAAACCCTCTCCCAACGGGGCCATCGTAATATTTCCTCAGTCGTCAAGTCCCGGCTTTCCACCTCGGCCAAATACTTTCGGATCGTATTCGCCATGTCCAGGTCAAAGCTCACTCATAGCTCACTCCATGTTCCTCTTATTCACTAAGATACTTGGCAATTATTTCTTCCTCAATTCGCGGATATCTGCTTCATATGATTCTTTTTGTGACTTCATTTCAGCTTCCAGCGTCGATCGTAAAGCGGAAACATACTGCTCATGTGAACTCCGTTGTTCATCAATTTTAGCATATAGTTCACGAATTTCTGCCGTATATCTTTCGACTTGCTCGGAAGCTTTGTTCTGCAGATTTGCAATCTGATCGGAAGCTTTGCTCTGCAGGTTGGTTTGCAGCGCCATCAGTTCTCTTTCTTTCTGATTTTCTGCTTTTTCTATAGCCCGTTCTTTTTCGAGTGTGTATCGTTGCTCTGCGAGTGAGGATTCGTTTTTGTGACGTTCTTCTAACTGGCGAAGTTGTTCCTCCCGCAGCTCGTCCATCATTTGTAACTCTTCTTCTAATGAACCAATTCGGTCCGATTTTCTATCGGAAATTGAAGTTAACTCGGTAACTTTTATTTTTAGTGAGTGATTTTCTTCAGAAGCAGCTTTATAATCATTAACAAGGCCTGAGAGGGTATCAACCTTTTGCCTGTATTCTTCAACGAGCAAATTATCTTTACGAGATATTTCTTGCAATTGTTCGATTTGTTTACTCTGTGCATCAGACTCTTTGGTCAAGCGATTAGATTCATCGGATTGCTGTTTTAGTTCCTTCTTGAGTTCCGTTATCTCTTGCTCTTGGTGATAAATTGTTGCAGTGCGATTAGCGAGTGTTTCTTCATGCTGTTGGGAGATTTGTAGTCGCTCTGACGATTCAGTTTCGATCATACCGAGGAATAATTCAACGCTTCGGCGTGAGTGGTATTCAAGCTCATCCAGCTGCTTTTTGTAGCCGGCGGCCCCGCCTTCTTTGAGGAGTTGCATTTCGTATAGCGTAGCAATGTGCTCGATGAAGCCTTCTTGTGTAGCTATTCCCGACCCTTCAAATAACTTTTCAAGTTTTTCCTTCGTCTCTGGGCTAACCTTATAAGCTTTTGTTATTTTTGAAGCTTCGCTCGACATGGATGTTTTCCTCCCGAATGTTAAAAGTAAACTTATAAACCTGATAATATCAAAGGTTAACCGAGTTTACTAGGTTAACCTTTGTGTGAATTCACTTAACGCATTTATAAAGCTTGGGTACGTAACGCCCCATTTCGACTACGCGACGTTTACGCCCGAAAGTAATATCAACTACCTTTACTATAGTTGAAATTATCAATGTAATGATTAATGCGAAGATAAAACATCCAAACAGCAGCGTCATAATGCTTCTCTCCCCGTGAATGTGATATGATAGGGAGGAAGAGGCGACCGGCAAGTTTTCTCTTCCTCAGAGCCGACCTGTTAGAGCAGGGCGGTTTTTTATTATTCATCTTCTTTTTTTCCTCTCCAGTTTTTCGGGTGGTCGGGTTGCCGCGGATTAGGTTGATTCTTATCCAATATCCATGTTTTCCCGATTTGAATGGCTTTTACTTTTCCTTCCCGGCAAAGATGCTTCACCGAATCTGGATTCGAGTATCCCCAAACCTTTGCAGCTTCTTCGGTGCCCATGATGTGGTCCAGAGGGTTCATTTCTATTTCCGCCGAGCTCTGAGTAAGTAAAGCGTGTACGAACATATTCCGAGTGTGGCGACTATCAGAATAAAGTTTATGATCGTTAACGTTAGCATGGCGGGTTTCCTCCTTTCGTCCCTGTCATAATCGTGCTATAATTTGGTTAGAATGTTAGGAAGGAAGGGGATGTTGCATCATCCCACTTCCTGAAGGTTTTATAGCCTTCGATTGCTTCTGGAGCGCCTCAACCGATACGATCGGTTGGGGCTTTTACTTTTTCTTTGACGTGTGAGTGTGTTTCTTTTCTCACTGTTTATCCGTGCTGTTTTCAGATTAATGATCGCTGTCACTAGCTGAATGAGCAGGATACCTGTTGTCATTAGAAGAGTCTCCATTGCATCACCTCCTAACATTTATAATTATATCATGTCCGATATCGGATATCAAGTAATATTTTTCATTTTAAGAGTGTAATAGGAATATTTATATTAAAATGGATTGTGGTAGTAAAACGGAGGAAAATCGAGAAAGAACGAGATCGTAAATTTCCGTTTTAGAGTTAATTTCTCATTGTTCCACGGAAGCCAAATCACCGCACAAGGGCGAATTTGGTGAAATTTGGAGATCGAATGGCTGGACTTTTGTATAAAATCCAGAGTTTTGTACATATGTACTCATGTTCGCCTTGATCGACAAGCTATTGATGGACTATAATGGGGAATGTATGTTCGTGAAAAGAGCGTTGGAGGGGTAAACACGATGACATCAGTCGCACCTACAGAAGTTGAATCGTTCCTGATCCGCGAATCTGTCATGCTGCCGCATTTAATACAGATGCTAAATAATAACATTGAAAATAAATTAAAAAAAGAAGGACTTGGGAAGCCGCTGCAGGAGTTCTACATTGGACTTACTAAGGCGATGATTTTGAAAATTGATGATGATCTAGCCACAGTCAGAAAAACTCTGCGAGAACTTGGAATAAAGGTTTGGGAAGAAAAAGAGAAGGCAGACAGCGCATCGATTTATTATCGCTATGTATGCCGAGGATACGAGCATGAGCTGGCGATAATAAGGAAACAAGGAAGGGCTGAATTGAAGGAGAAACTAGGCAAGTATGCAAGCAAGATGGAAGCGCAAATGAAGTTGAGTAATTAATGAGACGAAGTAACGTGGACATCTCTAAATTGCCCGATTTTACTTCTTATCAAGAGGCTGTGGAATATTTCACTCGTTTTGGAAAGCTGACTTATTTTGGCGTTAAAATGTCTAGCCCGCCTTATTATGTTTACAGTTATCGGAGAAATAATGGGGTTGACTATTATGTTGATATTTATCAGAATGGAACTGTAGTTGTTATAGATCGATGGAAATATATCAATGAAAATTAAACAAGCCCCTCATCCAGCCCGATTCAGGGCTAGTGAGGGGCTTTCCTTTTACTAGAACAGTCCTTTGCGATGGAACACAGTAAGCACTCTGTAAAAATCATAGCTACCGCCATCCGGCGAATCAATTAGCTCTGAGCTTAGGGCTGCTTTTACTGCGTCATTTGCCCAATCTGGCACAGGCATGCTAGCTTTGGATTTGAGATTGTTAATCTCTTCTACATGAGCCTCTGCTGTGTTTAGCAGGGTCTGATACTGCTCTTGCAAATCCTTAATCTGTGTTTCCAGTTGCTCGACCTGTTCTTTTAACATTTCATCATCCTCCTGATTTTGGCTAATCCATTTCTCGTAAAGTGAAGTCCGATCTTGTAACCCGTTATACCCGCCGTTAACTCGTTTTGTGACTTGTTCGACAGTCGCTCCATTGTCGATAAGATCGTTCATGCCGGCGTTTTTCCACCAAAAGCCGGCGCTGCTCCAAGGATACTTTTCAGCAACGTAATCGACACCCTGCATAACTGCCTGATCACCTATGAAGTTTGCAAAGTGCTGATAATTGTTACGACCGGTTAACTGTATGTAGCCAGCGCCTTTATATCTCTTTCCATCGCCCGAAGAGGTATTGCCGAGATCGGCGCGGCCTTCATAAGCCGCACCACTGGCAAGCTCTTGAGTATATAATCCAAGAGCAGATTCATGACCGCATTGGCTCATAAAATGGGCTAAGCGGTCAGCTGTTGTAATATCAAACTTTGTTAACGTGCTGTTCAAGTCGAGCAGCATATCATCGTTAACATGTTTCCATCCATAAGCCAATAATGTTTGTTTGTCCATTCAGAAGCGAACCTCCCCTTTACTTGCTACTTTCTCCCTTTTTCTTAAGCTGCTCTAATGCACTTTGAATAGCTGGAGGCCATGGTACGCCGAGAACCCCGAAATTTTCGACCAACGAAAGTCCTTCTCGACCGGCATAAAAATAAATTGCTAGTGTTCTGAAGATAGGGGCTTGTCCACCGATTAGTAAATCCAGCTGAGCAGCTAGGTAAACTACCAGCATGACGATTCCTTTTCTGATTCCCCCCCAAAACATTACATCACTATTCAGGTTTTTGTTTTTCACGGCACCAAGCAAACCAGTGAAATAATCGGCGACCATCAGGCCAATGAGTAAACGGATGGAATTATCCCATCCGCCTAGTCCTGTGACGATGAACGTGCCGGCGGCGGCTATGATTCCTGAGAACCCGAATTCTTTCCCGTTCGCTCCTGCAGCTGCAGTAAGGATATGAGAAACTAGAAGTTTTGCGGACATTGGTTTCCTTCTTTCCGCCCTTAATGGGCATAAAAATAGCCCCGTAAGGTAACGGGGCTTGCTGAATAGTTTATGTTATTGTTAGTGGATAGCTAGGCCGCTGCTAATGCTGTGCGCAGCTCCGCCCAATGCTTGCCCTTACGATCTATCGCTTCGCTGACAATATCCGTCCATGTCGGCGCTGCGTTGGCTAGGGACGTGTAAATGTCCGTGATTGCCTGGCGTAGCTCGATAACGTGCGTTGCCTTTACGTTCGTCCCTCCGCTTGGATCATTCCAATCTTTAATAGTTGGATCTGTCCAATTGATGACTGCCAAACCGCGGGCCTGGCGTACCTGGTTAATCTTAGTCCGAATATCGTCTATTGTGCGCTTGCTTACTGCCGTGTCTGTATCACTTACGGTTGTCGGATAGGAAACCGCTGCAATCGTAAATGATGCCGTTGTACTCCACGTCCCCCATTCAATGCCGTCATTTCCTCGCGCTCGCACATAGTATGTTCCCGCGGCTAGATCCGTTTGCGGCGTGTAGTATTGTGTCCCGCCGCTCGGTAACGTTACGCTTGCCCATCCAGCGGCATTGGCGCTTTTGGTTGCGTCAATGGTTAGCGTTCCGAATCCATTTGAAGTGCTGACTTGTAGTTGGAAATCTTGGATAGTCCCATTATTCGCGTCCGTTTCCGTGAATTTGAATTTTGGTCGTTTGTTCAAAATGGATCCGCTGGCCGAAACGTTTGTCATTGTTGTAATTGTGTAACTGTTCGTCGTGAAAGTCGTATATGTAAGCGCGTTGGCATTGCCCGCGTTATCTGTGTACACAAGCCCCCATCTGTATTGCGTGCCTGGATCTAACCCAGTGAAACTATAGCTTAGTCCACTAATGCTCTTTGGATAACCGGAAACGTCCGCCCAGGCTGAACCGTTCCACTTCTGCAAGTATATGAGTGTACTTAAGAGGCCAGAAGAACCGGAACCGTCACTAAATGCAGACCATGTTACGCCGTTTGTTGTGGCGTATAGCGTGCCATTTGTTTTCGTTGGCGCTGCTGGCGCTGTCGCATCATAGTAAACCCAAGTGTCCAGATAAGCGCCTGTAAATGCGCCGCGTGAATCGTTTGCAGCATTGTTATATGCCCAAAACCTTACTATGTGACCGCAGTCGCCCTCATACCCTACGTTAAAATCATAATGCCACGTCCCGCCACCGTCATTAGTTGCCGCGAAAGGGCCAGACCATGTATTTTGCGCTTTATTCAAGATATATGCATCAACGTTACGTATTCCTGAATTTGCGTCCGTAACTCCTGTTATGGTTACGCGTTGCGTTGCTGTTTTGGTGTAAATAGTGCCTGAAATACTCCCAATTGTAGGCGGCGTAGTATCAATATAGAATGTCTGCCAACCGCCCCAATCAGATACCGCCCCCGCCTTGTCGTATGTCTGTACAACAACTTGCCATGTACCGTCTGGCAAGTCTATAGTAGGCGTGTAGCTTGTAGCGCTACTTGATACAACTCCCGACGCGTGATACCAGGTTGCAAAACCATCTCTTGAATATACGACTTGGAATGCCGTTTCAACATCGCCCGCATCCGGATCACTTGGCGCCCAATTAGTTGTAGGACGTTTAGTGTTATAATACCCATTTGTTACGGGGGTGCTGACAATAGGCGGATTAGGTTTAGTATTAAAGGATCTTGTCCACGTGTACACATTTGTATTAGATGTAGGAGAGAAGGAAGAGGTAATAGACACTTTTCCTGCGGCCCCATTCCCTTTGGACATTGGCGCAACTTTAGATTGATAGTACGCCATAGGGGTATATCCGCTAACGCCGCTTAAGATATTGGTCAGACCAGTCAGTATGTTTCCCGCCGCATCAAGTATTGTTATACAAACGAAGCCGCCTGACACACCCCCTACGCTAAATACATAGAGAAGCCCATCTGCGCCCATCTGCGCGCCTGAAACATAGGTAGTCCCGGTTCCATAAGTAGTTGTCCCAACTTGTACCCACGGATTAGCCGCTGTAGTGATATCTGCAGTCCTGTAGATTCTGAACGATGTGGTATTTGTACCTACGATTAGATATAAGTACCCGTTCGATGGATGAGCGAAAACACCCGCGACATATCCGTTATACCCCGCTGCCGCTGGCGTATAAACTGTTGCCGTTCCTAGCGGGATCGTGTAAGTGTACTGTGACCCAGCCACACCTACCGCAACAACGCGCCCTTGAAATTCTGCGAAGGATTGAATGGCCGTTCCATCTGAATAAATTCCGGTTGGATTAACCTGGTAATTAAGAAATAAGGAACTTCCGCCATATGCAATGGAACTTAACCAATAATGGTACTCGTCATCATTGACTGTGTAGTTATGGAACGTGTACCAACTCAAATATATGTAACCGTCCGACGCATAATAAATGGCAAATGGTTGCGAATTTGAGTCGGAACCCAATACGAAAGGAGTCCATACGCCAGGGCTTGTTGTTGTTAGTGTAGCGCCCGAAGTAATGGCGCTAATGTCAAAACCGCCTATGCTTGTTGTATACCCGCCCGTCCCTGTCCTATAGGCAAATGCTACTTTCATGCCCCGTGAAGAAATCATGACCACATTACCCGTAACAACTACATTAGAAATTGTGCAATGTCGGTAAAATGTCGCGCCGTTGTCCGTTGATCTATACACATATAAGCCATATGGCGAATTTGCTGCACCCACCACATATACTAAAGATCCGTCAGATAATTCTGTAACGTTACTCGAATCAGACACCGCAACGCCTATTGCAGTTGGATATGAAACGTCAGCCATTCAAAATATACCCCCTTATTTTATAAAAACGCGCCTATTAAGGCGCGTATTTTGTAGCCTTTGCAAATTGAGCTTGCGCCCATTGCATAGTAACGGCGTGCATAGGGTTTGTGGGGTCCGCTGGCAATGTGACGCCCGTACCTGTAAAGACAGGATTTGCAAGAGGGGCTTTCGTAGCAAGCGCGTTCGTTATTGTCGTGGCAAAGTTTGGGTCATTTCCTAGTGCAGCAGCTAGTTCTTTAAGCGTATCAAGTGCGCTTGGTGAATTATTAATTAATGCAGAAATCGATGCTTGTACAAAAGCAGCTGTTGCGATTTGATCGTTATTTGTACCCGCTGGAGGTGTCGTGGCTGTTGGTGAGCCAGCGAGTGCAATGGATGGTGCGATCTTAGGAGAGGTCACCGCGCCATCGGCAAGGCCTGTAACGTCGATCTTTGGTGCATCTCCTGGGAGTCCGGTATGCTTGTGGTTATCGAAGTCTGATTTCGTAGCAAAAACAAGTGATTGATCGATGGTTGCAGTGATATTTGACGCAGTTCCAACGATGGTAATTACATCGATTGCCCTTTCCAGAATGTCACCACCGCTTGATCCAGGGATGTAATCGGCGGCTGCGCCGGCGTTTCCATAGCAATATAATATCTCGCCTACGTCTGGATCTATGGCAAATACTCCGAGTTCTCGAAAATAGAACCCCGTCGTTATGGTTTGATTGGAGAGGACTGCACCCACAACGGCCTGTCCATTTCCGAGAGGTCTCAGCTTGGAGATAGACAACGTTTTCTTTTCACTAATCAAGCCGTTTAATTCAGAAACGGATTGCCCGCTTAGTGATCCGTCCCCGATGGCAATGCGTGTATAATTAAGCACTGCGCCAGATTGGGCCTTACCTTGTAATGCACGACCTTTGTTTGTGAATACTAAACCACCGAATGAGGCCATTATCCCACCTGCCTAGAAGAAAGTTTGTCCCCGATTTGTACGAATCCACCTAAATAAAAGTTCAGGCTATCCGTTTTAGAGATTTGTATCGTATCGAGCTTAGATCGAACGTTTTTAACCGAGTTCAGGGCTTTAATAAACGCCTGGGCTTGTTCATCGGTAACAGCGGGGTTGCTTGTGATAACTCGAAATGTAAAAGGATCTCCGCCGAATTCGAACCACTCCTCTACCTTGCCATCCCCAAAAACCGCCGTAATCAGTTCTTCAACGGCGGAAGGCGTCCCCTTCCGCTTATGCCAAGCATCAGACCGCTCGATAAGTTCGCGTTTTTTCTCGATTGGAAGTGAAGTGTCATAAAAATCAAGGTGATATTGCCAAGCCAGCTCATCGAGCATAATGTCATTCAGCTCATCGAGCGATGATATGTAATTCAGCTTTTTAATTTCATTGGTTATTTTTAATAATTCTCCGTCAATGGCCTTTGCAGCTGCGCTGATTCGCTCGTCAAGGAGTAGATTCGGCGGGAGGATGTCTGATAATGAAATGTCAAAAATAGTCTTCACGCCTCGACTCCTCCAAAAACAATATTATGCGGGCCTTGATCTGTGGCTTTTTCGGTTTTCTCCAGTTTATTAAAAGCAGGGGAATTGATTTGCACTCGTTTCGCACCGGCATTTAAAATGCGCCTACTTAATTCATCGGGATTAATGTCCCTTCCCAGCTTGCTTCGTTGCCAAGTCTTATAATCTTCAATAGCAGCATTAACCGATGATTGAATGATAGTCGACCGGTCTCCGTCGTCCTCATCGATCCAGTAGGTTAAATCGATTGAATAAATATCCTCTACCGGTAATGCCACCCTGACGAAATCCGTTAGCGGACGTTTGGTTTTTGCGCTGCAAGTGCTCAGAACTTGATCAAGAACACTTTGTGTTGGCAATTCCCCGCCCGTCATTAGCGGGATGATTTCCACAACAGCATCTGATGGGCTATGGACATGCACATCGATGATGCCGGTGTTCGCTGATTTTGCGAGAGCGATATAAGCACCTTCAGGGCCTGCGACTGAAAAGGACTCTGGTGCTGAGCGAATCCTCTCCCTATATGTGTCATCGTCTTCTTTTTCCGTTCCGCCCTTGCTTGTTTCGATATTTGTTACGGATGTTATAAAAGCAATGGGATCAACCAGAATGTTAATCTGACCAGCTAAAAAGCCGTTCCCGATGGTACCTGGCGATAGACATGCACAAATGACATCGATATAAGTATTTCCTGGCGAGATTTGTGCATATTGCATGGTTGCAAAGAATAAGTTGTTTCCTGGGCTTACTCGCGTACCTGCAGCTATAGGTACAATAGAAGGCTGCACAGATGAAAGTAAAAAGCGAACGGTAACGATGGCATTTTGGGCACTGAGTCTTTCAGTCTCTGAACGGTCACCGAATTCATCAAGCACCAAATCAGCAGCATACCGCAGGAGCGTTTGTTTAGCTGTATTGTTCATGATGACACGTTGTTGAACGATGATACTCGCAAGGGAAGAAAGGAAGAGCCGTACTGGATCGCCTGGAAAGAGATTTTTATCGATGATTGCTTCATAAACCGCGATGACCTGGCTTTCTACGAGGTCCGCACTCGTGTCGATGAAATTAATGTCGGCGCTCATAGTTAACTTCCTCCTATCGGTTTCACTCTTACAATTGGATGCATGACACCATTTAATGCGTCCGATTGAAATGTAACTTCAATAAGCTGCACTCGAGGTTCAAACGTTCGAAGTGCAGCGGCTATGCGATTTGTCATTTTGGCTTGGGCTATATTCATGGGTGCATCAATAACGGGATCCCAGGCAAAATCACGGTTCATTGGGATTGAAAATTTCTCGCACGTTAAGATCATCCAGACATTCTGTTCTAATTCGGCGAGTCCTGTAGCACCGAAAATGATTTCTCTCTTCACGGCGGTGGATACCGCTATTTCATTCATTTGTGCATCACCTGCCTAAACATACTCTTCAAGTGAAACTTCGAGTGTGGCATTGAGGATCCGCCCTTCATTATCGATGTTTTTCCATCGTTGAACTAGGTTAGTAATTTTCCAAAGTCGTACCCCTAAACCCTTGCCGCCGATCGTGAGGTCTGCCACTTCACCATCACGGGACATGGTGAGGATTTTTTCCATTTCTCCACGTGGATTCACGCCATGATTCACACTGAAGAACATCGTAAATGTAATGGTATCTAGCCCAGGACCGGTAAACTCACTTTTCGGTTTCTCTCCAATAATTTCATGCTTTTCCCATCGATCTGCGGTTGTTCGTTGGAACTCATCAAACGTTCGTACTCTATCGTGGGATACCTCGAACACTACATCCCCAAAGCTGCCGATTACTCCCAAGGATTTCCCTCCTCTTTAAGCCGGCGGGCTATTAATTCCACTGTGTTTATGATTTTTCAAGCTGATTCCGTCGGCGATTACATCACCTGTCACATGAATGTCGCCTGTAGCCGTAATTTTTATAGGGCCTTCAGCCGTAACCGAGAGAGTGTGTGTGCTCAAGTCGTATTCAATGCTTGTTCCATCCGAAAATGCCACGTATCGTTTGTTTTCATCCATCATCGGTGGCGAATTTATAGCACTATAAAACGAGCCGACGATGAAGCCTTGTGCTGAACCATTCGGCATAAACATGCATAATACGGATTCGTGCACGGCGGGGAGCCAGTAATCGAATGTATGCAAAGAACCTTTAACGAGAATTGGCAGCTCGTAAGAGACGACGTCGGAACGATCTTCAAATGTAACGCGGGCTGAACAATTGGATGGGTTAACGGAAGATACGCGCCCAACTCGCAATATATTTTTCATCAATACCCCTCCAGGCATTTTCGCAGTGATAACTTTGTTTCGTAATTTCCTTGCTGTCCGTGAACGGCTTGTGTGATGATGTACTTTCCATCGAACTTTCCAAACCCTTTCAGGTTTACAGTTAGGCCGGCGACAAAACGAATGTCCCCCATCATAGATAATGTGAAGGTGGTCCCGTTGCAATTAGCCTTGCGCAGTCGTTTCTTCGCAAGACGTTCGGCTTCTCGAACGGATGTCACTCGCTCATTTACAATGAGGACACGTTTTGTCTTCGGCGGGCTATCGGGAACAAATTCATAGCGTATGGTTGTTCCTTTGTTTGCATCGTGATACTCAACCTTGCAAGCTCGATAGACGCCGTTAAGAGATATCTGGCCCTTGCAGGATTTTAACTGAGTAACGCCTTTTTCAATGGTAAGCGTTGCCTCATTATCCTCGTATTTTTGTTCGTCGAAAATGATGATTTGTGCGTCGGACACCTTTAAGCATAATCCTGCGTCATTACATACCCGCATGAGAAATGCTGAGTCGGTCTCGCCGGCTTGCTCAAGGCGATCGAACTCTGGATCGTCTTCCGTATCATAGAAAAGGTCTAGGCCGGCACCATGGGAAATATCTCGAGAGACAATGGAAAGCTTTGTTTTTTCCCATGCTCGGCTCTTTTCTTCCCCGCGCAATGATGTGGACTCAGGGATCGAGAGGGCGTTAATGGTCACGGTTGAAGGAGGGGATTCCATTTCGATTTCATCGATCTCGAACTTACCGAATGATAGATAATCCGCATCCCCTTCCTCTGCCCAGTTTTCCCGAACCACTTTCGCTGTTAGAGATGCTCCTGTATCGGGCATCCAATCCCCCATCCATATCTGTTCCTTGTCTTCCAGCACAACACTGAGATCATCCGCTTGACCGCTCAAGTTATCTGTGATGGTCCAGCTTTTCAAATGCGGTTTCAAATCTGTAGTAATGTCGATGTTGTCGTATAGAAGCTCTAGTCTTGCCTGCCTGGCCTTCATCGGCTATCCGTCCTTTTCCATGGGGGGAGGGATTGTGTTGAAGCTGTAGGAAGATCCGGTATAACGATCGTAAGATTTGCGGGAAATATGACGATAGATTGATGTGCGGGATTTGCTTCGATAAGCTTATTCATAAAAAACTCACTTCCTAGCGTCTTCTTCGCTATCCCGTCCCACATATCTCCTTGAATGGTTATGTATTGTTTACTCAAGGGCCAGCCGCCTTTGTCTTCTGAATTGGGCTTGTAACTCATCCGTAAATGATTTCTGCTGATCTTGAAGGGCAGGTATCACATCCGGTCCAGAGCCATTAATGACCGGGGCAAAGTTTGCATTGATGACGATGTTATTGCTGGCAGATAAGCTATTGTTTGCCTGGCTCAAGCTCACTTTTTGCTTCCCATTTGGGAACTCGTCTGGATGCTGCTTCATATAATCGTATAACTCTTTCCCGCCAAGCCGATGACCGTCAGCAGCCCTGACATCAGGAGTTTTAAAGTTTTCACTGATGTTATTGAAAAAGTTTTTGACTCCAGCCCATACGCCTTGCTCAGAAAATACTTTCGCATCCGATGCAACACCACTTTTAACATCTTTGGCTGCATCAACGACAGAACCCGCGACACTGACTCCGCCTGCGCCGACAGCTATGGCGGCAGCGGCTTTGACCTGGACGGGGCCAGGTGTTGAGATAAATGTTAGCATTGCGGCAAATTCTGGGTTATTTGCCGCAAACTCTTTCAAACCGCTGATCATACCGCCGGCGAGCGATTTCCCAAGTTCAGCACCAATGCCCGTTAACTCCGCACTGGAGCCATGTAGGGCATCACTGACATAATGAATGAGGGCGCTTGTGGCGTTGGATATTTGTTTGTTTCCGCCGGCGTCATACCAGGCATCGAACGTTTTCTTTAAGTCATCAATGACGAATTCAAACTGTCCCTTTCTGTCTAGCTTCGTAAATTCAGGGTTATCGATGAAATGCTCCTTAAGGTAACGTTTGGCAGAATCAACGCCTTCCTGCACGCCTCTTGTGATGGCCGGTGTAAACCGCTCTACCATATCCCCGGCGCTATCCGCTAGCTTCTTAATAAATGGCAACGTTGGGCGCAATGCGCGAATTTGCAGGGTTTCAATTGTTCCTCTCAGTTGCTCGACAGACCCTGCAGCATTATCCATTTTTTTCTTCGCCACATCGTAAGCCGTTACGTCAGCCATTTGCTTATACATATCCTGAATGCCATCGGAACTCTCTTTAAATAAAATGGATGCCGCTCGCACGGCATCCGATCCAAACAGATTAAAGAAGGCGTCTGCACGCTGCTGATCATTCAATTTCTTGAACTTATCGTGAAGTATACCGGCGACATCGGATAGATCCTTAAGCTCCCCATTGGCTTTAAAAAAGATATTAGCGCCTTTTTGAGACACAAGGCCATATTGTGCAAACATTTCCTTAGCCTGTTTGGTTTGCGGTTGCAAGTTCATGAGCATTGTCTTTAAGCTTGTACCGGCATCGGACCCTTTTAAGCTGTTATTGCTGAATGCAGCGAGCACGCCGTTGATGCTCTTAAAGGACACGCCGAGCATTTCCCCAACAGGACCCACAGCGGAAATCGACTCTTTGAGTTTATGCACATCGGTACTAGATGCATTTGCGGCGCCTGACAGAATGTTTGCGGCTTCTGCCGCCGACATGCCGTCTCTTTTAAATCCATTGAGCGCATCAGACATGGTTTCGGCAGCTTCCGTCAAGTCTAGGCCGCCCGCGGTCGCAAGATTCAAAGCGGCTTCAAGGCCTCCAGCCTGAACAATGGCTGGCGACATACCGGCTTTCAAAAGTTCCTCGATGCCTTGGGCTGCTTCTAGAGCGCTGTACTTGGTTTTTTGCCCCATATCAAGTGCGAGCTGATCCATTTTCGCAAGCTCATCATTTGTAATGCCAGTTAATGCTTGGATGCTGGATAACTGCGCTTCATAGTCCATGGCTTTCTTTATGGATGATCCAACAAATAAACCGCCGCCGACCGTGGCGACTCCAGCGCCGATCGTTAGTGCGTTGCGAATTGACCCCATCGCTTTTCCGGAAAACGACTGCGCGAGTTCGTTCATCTTTTCATTTGCCTTGTTGTACTGTTCTTGCGCGTTTTTGGTTCGCTCCAGCTCTTGCCTGGTGTTCGCCAGTTGGCTAGCTAGCTTCTGATGATGGGTGTTATACTGATCGGCTGAAATCTCGCCCTTTTTGTACTCCGCATTCAGCTTTTGAATATCTAGCTTAAGCTGTGACATTTTAGAAGAGGCAGCGGAAAAAGAGGATCCGAAGTTACCTGCCAGCATTCCAGCAATGGCGAAGCTGATTTCATAGACTTTTCTTGCCATGTTTATTGTTCACCCGCCTTTTGCGCCTCGACAGCAGAAAGAACCCATTCGTAGAATTCACAAATGGGCATTTCAAAAAAATATGCTATTGGTGTACTGTGAAACCTTGCCATATTTAAGATCGTTATTCGGAGGTTCCTTGTGGAATCAGCCCCGGCAAGGTCCATGCGTACAAAAAATTGCTCACCATTGTAGTGATCAAAACGAAGTCCGGTGCTTTGAGTTTGATGATATCGTCAGGCACTTTTCCAGAAGCCTTGCCCGCGATAACAGCGAGGCCGGTGGACGAGTATAGCGGGTTAGGACTTGAATCCCCCAGCTGGCGCGTTTCTTTTTCAGCATCGATGATGTCCTTTCCAGAAAGCTTGTCCAAGTCCAGATCGATTTCATTGCATTCAGGCGTAGGGTGCATAAGTTTAATAATCAATCGTCTTTCCCCCTTAGATTCCTAAAGCCGCACGTGTTGCTGCGAGATAGTCAACACCATCGACTTTAAAAATATAGTTCAGTTTATCAATTTCAACGTATGTGACATCGTCAATGTCGATTTTTAAATACAAGGCTTCAAATTCCGTCGATCCTCCCGTGGTCGCACCGGTCTCCCACTTTCCAGGATCAACCTTCATGGTCGGTCCTTGAATAACGACGCGCACACTGCGCACTACATGCTGTCCGCGTGCAGCTTCGTAATCCTGGAAAGCACCTCGACAATCGAGTCTATGTGACTTTTGCTGTATAAACTGCAGGATGTCTTTGGATACGGTTTTCCAGTTCAGCGTCAGTTTCATGCTTTGTGTGTGGCCGAGCGTCGGGGACTCATACTCGCCGGCAATTCCCGCGCCTTTTACCGTATCTTTCATCGGTTCGAAAGAAGGGAGTTGCAAATCTGCAACCCCTTTGAGGTCATTTGTTCCGTCATTATATACGCGAAAGGCTTGTAAGCGTTCAGGAATCGTATTTACTGCCATGGTGTTTCACCTCCATAAAAGTTAAAAGTTAAGCTGTAAACAAGGCATCAAAGTAATTCACATCGAACTCAAGGGTGAATCCAATCTCTTCAGCTGGAACCGGCGGTGTAAGGAAGATGTGGAATCTTATTTTACCGTTGATTAAGTCTGACACAGGGTTTTCACTTTTGAGGAATTCAACACGTCCCCCGAGCAAGGCTCCTTTTGCGGTCAAACCATTTAACCAGATGTTGATGCTGTCGACAACGGTATCAATGAGCCTTTTGTTAGTCGGGTTGTCGACTTTGTCCCAGTAGGTCAGAATGATTTGATTTCCTACCCAGTTAAACGTTCGGCGTACCGGAATGAAATTGTCTTTGACATCGGCAGATGCCGGGAATGCAGCGGTTCGGCTTCCCCATAACTTCCAGCCTCCGACCCAGTTCAGGGCTGTTACAATCCCCTGGCTATTTAGATATGAGGCTTGATCAGGGCCGAGAGGAACTTCGTCACCTGTTGCTGTCACTGCACTATCTGCTTTAATAGCTCTGTTTGATGGACTGAAATAAGGAATGTCATCGTTAGCTGCATCCGTCAAGCTGATCACACCGGCTGCTTGCGTGGAAAGGTGATACACGTCGTCACCTAGCTTTACTTTGGGCCAGCAAGCAATTTGGAGTGGATCCGTGTAATTTTTAGTGTTCTTCCATGCCGGTGCTTTTGAATATACGTCCGCACCTGTCGCCGAAGTATCGATGTCCGTAATTGCTGTTGCTTTGAAAAGACCGTTGATGTTGCTTGATTTAGCAATCATGATAGCGGCCACTGTCGGGTTTTGGCTCCATCCAGGCGCGAGAATAAGCCCAGGAACGAGTCTGAGCAACGGAAACACACGGTTAATGAGTTCAAGCCCCGTGTAGGCGCCTGTCGTGCCGTTAACGCCTCCGATGATTTCAGCTTGTGTAATCGCCGTTGGTTTCAACTTGTCATAAGTAACGATAATCGTGTTTTGACCTGCGCCGATTTTTCCGCCACTAATAGCTGAAACGAAAATGTGTCCATCATCATTAAAGGCAGCGGTGTAATCCGTGTCTTTCTCGAGCACATCGCCATTTTCGATTAGTTTGACTTGCAGCGAAGGCAACAGGATACCTTCGACTTGAATCGTTGAAATGCCGACATTCATTGGTATGCTTTCGTTCGTAACGGTCTCTTTATGCACGGCAGGATCAAGGACGTTAATCAGAACAGCTGGTGAAGCGCCGTAAAGCTCAAAGTGGGATTTGATGAATTCACATAATGTGAAGTTGCTCCAGTCATCCGAATAACCCAGCGCTTTTACAGCTTCTGCGAAGCTGAATGCGAGAATCGGTTTGTTTACATTGCTGACATCTCCAAGATTGACAGGAGCTGTTCCCACGACCACAGGTAAAGAAGCATAGGCCGCTGCAGAAGATAAAACAGACGTCGGAGACTCGGAGACGGTTAGTCCGTGCTTATAGGCCATTAAACGGAACCTCCTTGGATATATTGTGTAACTTCGTTTAGCCCAATGCTTTCTGGCGTTCCTTTGACAGCTGCAGCTTTCTGAAAGCGTGCGAAGTCCTCAATCGGTACGAATAATTTCGTAAGGGACGGGCATTTGCCGGTGTGCTCTTCGAAGTGGGGTGGGATACATCCCGTATAAACGGCAAATTGATTCAAGTTGATCTTTGGGAAGTTAGGGCCGCAATAAATAACGTGCAACACTTGCTGTGCTTCCTTTTTTGGCTTAGCCGAGGACATCCAAAATGCCTCCTTCTTCTTGTATTTGTGGGATCGTGAAATTGACTGTCATCATAGCAACCCATTCAGGGAATGGCTGTTCCTCTGGAAGATCCGTCTTTATGGGTTTTTCCATGATGAAAATATTTCCGATGATACGCTGTTTAATCAAGGCTTGCTTGATGCGTGTAATAACATTCATTGCGTCTCTCCAGCCATTTTGTTCGTCTTGGCTGTACGTACCTGCGATAATGCGGACATGGGCTGTATTGCTCTCTAGTGCATCGGTATCTTCCAAAAAACGAACAACAACGTGCGGAAAGTCGGGAACTTCCTGTTTTTGTGCCGTTTTCTTTTCTCGTAAGTAGCCAGCGACAACTTGCGGTTGCTTGCGCACACCTGGAACATTGGTTTCAAGATCAAATTCGGAGACGACCGATTGGATAAATAATACAAGTTGGTCAATTAGAATGATCGGTGTCATCCTTTTCCCTCCAATATGCGATCAATTTCATGTGTTAATCGTTCTTCGAGCTTTTCGCTAGCCTGGGTTTCTACCCATTCTTTGACGCTTGGATTTCCAAGCATTTGAGGGATCGGCGGGCCGTATAGCTCTTGAATTGGTTTTCGCTGCTTGCCGGCACGAAGGAATACACCGATGTGGCCACTTTTCATTCTCGCGACGAAGGCACTTTTGATGGGGCCGCCTTCCCCCTTTTTCACCCTAACAATAATCGCTGCATTCCTTCTTGGCTGCGGCTGCTTCGGGGTGACGTTGAATTTGGACAGAGAAATCGCATTCCCGCGCGAGATTACATTTGCAGACAACGCGCCTGGTCGCTGAATGCGGATCGTCGCAATGACATCGGAGTGTTTCACGAAATAAGTTTCGCGGACTTTTCTGGCAGCTTCTGTCCTTGCCGTTTCCGCTGCACGCTGGATGGCGCTCGACATCGCTTTGGGAGCAGCTTCTGGCAGATGCCGCAGCATCCGCTCGGCCTTCTCGATCTGACCGGCTGTAACTTCGATCATGCTTCGTTAGCCTCCAATACAATTCTCACCATGCCGGCGGAGTGTGAACAATCCATAACACGGTGCAACATCCCGTCCAGATACATGTGCTGCATGATGGCTGGCACTTCGTCGATATCAGATAACTGGACGTAAATCGTGATCTTCTTTACGTACACGCCATTAGCGGCGTTATACAGGTCTAAAGGCTGCCGGTCGCGTTCGCTCGAATTGTCCTCATCGATCAGGATGGGTATTTCTTTGCCGTCAAGGTCATGAAGATCGGCGAATTCCTCAGTATTGAGGAAAACGCCGATGTCCTTTTGAATGATGTCCTTGAAACTTGGCATCTTATTTGTCCTTCAGTTCGACCAGTTTGTCAGCGAGCATCTTAAGCGCATTCGTCCGCGGATTATCACGGCTTTCTTCATCCTGGAGGAGTTGTTCCACGATTTCATGGTTTTGCTCGGCGGCGAGAAACTTCTTAAGCTGAGGGATGGTCATTACATTTTCGGGATTGTCCGAATCAGCGTTACCTTCAACCATCGAGCAAATGCCTTTTTCAACAAGGCTTTCTTGCTCTTCACTTGTGAGGCCATAAACAATCGCGCCGGGGAAGTGAGTCTCTCCACCGGCGCGAACGCGAAATTTTTCTACTTTTACTGGCATATGAATCCTCCTTATAGGACCTGGGCAACGAACCAATCGTCAATGTCCTCGGGTTTAGGAACCGGTCTGGAACTGATTCGGATCATGCGCACGTCATTATCCTCATCAGCCCAAGATTTCGGAACACGTGAACCCTCGATGGTAACGAATTGACCTTGTTCAAGTTGGGTAACGGCCCCATAAAGCACCTCGCCCATATT